GTGCTGCACGCCGTCGGGGTGCGCGATGACGCCAAACACCTTGGCGTCCGCTTGGTCGGGCGATTGGATTTGGCGCGGGCGGGTGATGCAGTACAGCTCTCGGCTGATGGCCTCGGCGCGCTGTTGGGACGTTAGGACGCCTTGGGGGAGGACGATGATGTAGCCCATTAGTAGATGCTGTAAAAGGCGTTGATGTTGGCTTCGATGGCGGCGCGGTTGGCGGATTGGTCGGATGGGTAGATAATGAACTCGCTCATTGATTCAATCAACTGAGTTGTCGGAAGGCCCCCTAAATACACTTCGCTGTCAATGGTTCCGGTGCCTGCGTCGCCGCTTGCTACCTCTGTTCCATCAAAGTAAGTTTTTGATGAGGTTGAATTTATTAGCCCGCGCAATAACCTCAACTCCCCATTGTCGGGCTCAGGCGAAATAACCGATGAAATCAACGCCGTTCCGGCGGTTAAATTGATGTCGTTGTTAGCCTCTCGAATGACGACATTTATAGAATTACTTACCGTCCTCCACACCCTTGCAGTACCACTACCTGCGTCCACCGCCTGAACCGAGAAGAAGTCAATCGGCTGCGAAACAGTGCCGATATTGACACTTCCGAGAATGGCAGTAGATGCTGCTCGGTTGATTGTTACCGCTCCGCTGCGAATTTCAACCCCCGTCACGCTGTCGTAGATTTTCCACTGACTTGCCGTTGCCACCTGCACCGGGTCGTTGCCGTTTCCGCTTTGGTCGTACCAACGGACGATGTAGCCGTCCGTCCCCGCGCAGAACGTAGCGAGTGCCGCCGTGTCAAGCAGCCCGTCTCCGTCGAACCCGATGTCCTGCGCCGCGTTGTCCGATGCGCGGCGGACGTTGATAGCTGCGCCTGCGTAGTCCGAGCGAAGCAGCCGCGCCGCCGACAAAGCAACCGCAGCCCCCGGTGCGATGTCGAGCGGGCCCTCGTACGCCGCCACGTCCTCCCACGTCTGCGCCAAGGTGAGCGGAATGCTGCCGTAGGTCGCAGCGGTCAGCAGCGCGTTGAACGTGGCGATGGTGTCGTTGTAGTCGGTGTCATCGGCGAACGTGTGGACGAGCGTCCAAGTGGTTACGTCGCTGTCCTCGAAGCTCACGGCCTTGTGCCAAATCTTGCGGACGATTTTGTTGTCGCTCGTGGGCGTGTCGGTTTGGACGCGTCGGCGGCTTGGCGGGCGGTGCTTGCCTCGTCGTTGTAGCGACCGAGGAAGTAGGTAATTACGTCCGGTGTAGTGGGCAGGCCGCCAACTTCCGGAATCACCTTCCACTCAAGGTCTGCGCTGCTCCAACGCAATGTTTGCTTATCGGGAATCGTGATCGGGTTGTAAAACTGCACATCCAACAACTCGTTCAGGTTCAATTTAGGCGAACCCGCAATCCATTTATCAATGTTCCACACGAGCGACTTGCCTTCCCGGAACTGCGGCAACAGGAGCGGATTAACGTCGTCCAAATCCTCCAACTTCCGCGAAGGTGTCCACGTGCGGACGTAGACGCGGCCCGTGTTGGCGTGTTTGCGCAGGACGATGGCACAAGGAATTTTTGCGTTGGGGGCAACAGGCACTTCGTCGGTCATCATGCTGAAGCTGTTGCCGAAGACGTTGCCGCCTATTGGGTAGAGGATGTCCCCGATTTCGAACGCGCTAGTGTCAAGGTTGTAAATCGCACCCGTCTGCCGAGCGTAACCCGTCGCGCCGTTGGGCAGGTCATCCGATAAGAGGCCGATGAACGTCTTCGGGTCTTGAGCTCCGGTGTACGGTGCGACGATTATTTGATCGCCCTGAACACCAGTAGCCCGCACGGGACATCCGCGCAGCAACGGAAAGCCCGTGTTGATTACGCGGATGCCGATTTTTGTGGAGGCGCCGTTTATCCACGTGGCGGTGTCCTCGTCGTACACCAGTGCCTCGTGGTCTTGCAGGTCGGTGAGCGTTACACCCACCAAGTCGGCAAGCTGAGCGCCTGTTACGGGCGAACCTTGGGCAATCTCGAACCCGTCGCGGTTGATGCGCACGTCGTAGGACTGCGTGAGGACGTAGGCGCGGCTGTAGTCCTCAAAGTCGATGATTTCGGAGGTGTACTGCACCGACTGCACCCCGACGCCGTTGTAGGTGCCCGTAACGCGGTCAAGGGCAGCGCGGACGTAGACGCCCATGTCCACGAGCTCGCTGTAGTCCGTGTTGTACATCACCACGTCCACCTGCGCGATGTCGAGCTTGCTGGGACCTTCGTGCGTGTCGCTCGGCTCGTTGCTCACTACGGTGTAGATGACGAACGGCAGTTCGCTGTCCTGCTCCGCCACTTCCGGGAAGATGCGCGTGCCGACGATGTCCGTCAGGTCCGTGTAGTTGGACAAGAGGTAGTAAATAGCTTTTCCGACGGTCATCTTGCTGAGCGTTTGAGTGTTTGGCGGTACAATTTAACCTGCTCTTGTTTCATCCTTGGAACAACTTGCCGCATCGTGCGCTTGAATACACCTCGGTTCTGAGGTGGGCGCTTGCGCTTTTCCATCGTCTCGGGATCTACCGGGCCGTATGCTTTCGGGCGCTTCTCGACAAAGTGCGCGAACCATCCATCCGCCTGAGGACGCACCTTGCGCTTCATCGGCGCGTTGGAACGCGGACCAGTCACCACGCCGACGTGCTTGCGCGATGGCCGCCACGAGCCCATGGACTTCTTCAGCTGACCGCGCACAATGGGGTACTCCTTGCCTTTCTTCTTGACAACGGTGTCCTCGTGGTAGTTCTTGATATTGCTCTTCGCCGCTTTGATGTAAATCTTGCCGATCTCGCGGTGCGACTTAAGCATCTCCTTCGACTTCTTGCCATCGAGGTTCTGCTCAACGCGCTTGAACTTCTTCAGGAGCTTGTTGAGGTCGCGGTTCACCCGTTTGTCGTCAACGGTAATCATGCGCTCCGCAGTTCGCAAACCAAGGTGAGACCTTCGCGCCGTCCGACCTCCTGCACGTACAGCACTTCGTAGTTGTCGCCGTTGTAAACCACGCGGTCGGAGGCTTTGGCGGCTGCCGTGTCGGTGGAATAGCGGATGGTGAACTGCGCTTTGATGGTACTGCTCACTTGGTCGTCTTCCACTTTCTCGCCGCCTGACGTGTACTTCAGCTGAGCCCATACCGTAGCGTACGTTGCCCACGACGCGACCTTTTGCCCGTAGGCATTGGCTGCGAGGGTGGCCGCTTGCAGTTGGATGCGGCGGTCCATGTTGCCGACGTTCATCGCTCGATGCGGTAGGTGTTCAACAATGCGTGCACGCCCATCGGCACCTCGTAGCTGTTCGCTTGGATGACCTGACGGCGGTTTTCGTACCAGTGGGCCACCAGCAGGCGAATGGCGTGCTTGATGGCGGTGGGGATGCTGTCTTCGGCGTACCCGTACGTGAAGTTCACCTGCACGCCGTTGTGCACGTAGTCGTAGACCTGTGGCGCGTTGATGATGCTCACGCGGGCAGGCGACCGCTTTACGTCCACGTAGTAGTTGCCTGTGTCAAGCGTTTCGGTGGTGTCCGCGCTGATGTTCCAGGTGATGCTCTCAATGCTAACCACGGGGCCGACGGGAATCTCCCACGTGGCAAAGAAGCGGTCGAGGTACATCACGGCGGTGACATCGCCAAGGCTGATGTTGCAGTAGTTCTCGCAGTATTCGATGGCAGCACCGCGCAACGCCTCGATGAGCGTGTCCTCGTCGGAGTGATCTACCCGAAGGTGGCCTTTCAAGTCGGCCGTCGTAATGATGTCCGACGCTGTGACCGAGCTGGTCTTTTCGATGCTGTATGCCATGGGACTAAAATACGAAAAGGGCAGAAGCCGAAGCCCCTGCCCTTTTCTATGAGTATCGTGGTATTACAATCGTGTCGCTTACGGAGCGGCTTCGATGTCCGTGCAGATGCTGAACGCACCGGGCTGACGGATGGCCACGTCGAAGAAGCGGTTGACGTGGAGCGTCACCTGAGCGTTGCCAGCTGCGCTGTATGGGTCCACCAACAGGTCAAGGCCACCGAAGTAAGCCAAGATGAGGCCCTGAGCGAAGTTGCCAAAGACCATCTGTCCGAGCGGTCCTGCAGCGTTTACGAGGTACGGGGTTGCCGTTGCAGCGTATCCGTTGAACGTGTTGCTGCTGAGGTCGTACAAAGAGCTCACTGAATCCACCTGAGCGACGTTCTTGGCCAAGCGGTAAGCCTCGGGGCTCATCACGTAGCGAGCTGCACCCAAATCGCCACCTGCAGCCAAGACAGCTGCTTCCATGGCCACAGCCAAAGCCGAGGTCATGTCGGTGTTTGCACCGCCAGTCGACTGGTCGTCAACGTCCGTGTCAGCAAGGATGATGTCAAACGCGCGGTCGTCAATGTACGCGTTCATCGCTGCTGCGAGGTCGTTTGCAATCAAGCGATCAACGTCAGCACCGCCCTGGAGGATGAGCTGCTTGGTGTACGTCGACTTGGCCGAAACGCGCTCGGGAGTCATTGTCACGCTGTCCATCAAGAGGCCCGATGCTGCGTTTGCGTCAGCTTCACCTTCGCCCGTGCCGCTCGCCTTGGTAGCGACGCGCGGGAACTGCAAGTTGCCCGTGGCGTTGTTGATGACAGTGGTGCCGAGTTGCTCGATTACCGACGGAGCACGGAGCGCAGCAATCGCAGCGGGAACCGTAGTCGGAATGAAGCCAGCGCCTGAACCGGTGGTGGCACTGTGCTCGTCAGCATCACCCAAAGCACGCAAAGCGACTGACGGAATAGCGATTTGGCCAGCGAGTTGCAACCCTTGGCTGCGCGCTTCCCGGGCAGCTTCCTGCGCCCATTCTGCTTCCGCGCCTTCCAAGTTGCGGCCATTGCTGACTTGAGCGACGGCACGCGACAGGCTGAATGCGCTGTGCACCCGCTCCACTTCGCGCTGCTCGCTCGTAGAGGCTGAGCCGGTAGCAACCGAACGAGCCACCATGGCCTGCTCACGCTCCTTGTGGCGGATTTTCACGTCGAGGTCGGCGATGAGGCCGTCCAACTTGTCGCAGCGCTCCTGCTCTGCTTCGGTCATAACGCGGCCTTCAGCGTCTGCTTTTTGGCCGATGCCAACAAACTCCTCGTAGTGTGCGGAGCGTTGGCCTTTGAGGTCATTCAAGGTCATTTTCTTCGGATTTGATGGTGCCAAGTTACGAACTTCCGAAACTTCGGGTTTCTCGCTTGGCGGGTTGGTATCGTGTCGCTGCTCCGTCTCGGCGGGCGTGGTGGATTTCGTCTCGACAGCCGAAACTTCCTCGTTTCGCTCTTCAGGGCGATTGCCCAAAGCCATCTGCCGAGCGCTTACCGTGGTGGTTGGGTAAGCAGGGTAGGTCACCGGGCTCACGTCGAGCAACCGGCCAACTTTGTCAATCGTGCGAACGTTGCGGTCTTCGCTCCAGGTCTGGTCCTCGATGGTGAACGCGAAGGAGCTCTGCGAGATGTCGCCGCGCTTGATGAGCTTGTACAGATCGCGGCCTTCTTGCGTGTCAGCCAAGGCAGCCCGGTAGCGAAGTCCATCTTTGTCTACCGTAAGCTCCAACGTGCCGTTTGTGGTGCGCGCCATCGGTGCGCCGGTGTGATTCAACAGCAGCCGCACGTCGTCCTCGAGGACTTCGTCGAATGCGCCGCGCGCAATTCTTTCCCGGAAGATGCCGAGGTCGGTCTCCTGCTCAAAGTTGGCGGCATAACCTTCGATGACGAGCGAATCGTCACCGGCTGCCCTCACTTCGGAGGTGCGCAGCTCGACGTTTTCGCCGTATTGCGACCGGATTTCTTGTTCAAATTGTTCTTGATTCATTGCTTGAGATTTTGTCCGAGTATTCGCCAATGCGGTCAAGTGCAATCTGATTGACCTGCACCAGCGTGACATCGCCCCCGTCCACGGGATTCATGCCTTCTTTCTTGCGGACTTCGTTGATTTGGAATACACCGTTGTTCAACATCTGCGTGTAGAACGACGCGCGCGCTTGCATGTCGCCCCGGTACAGGTCGTCGAGGCTAAACTTGGAGTAAATCTGCGGGCGTTCGTGGCTTTGGAGCAGCTTGCGGTCAATTTCCTGTTCGATGCGCTTGGCCCACGGCGTGATGGTGTGGCGAGCGAACATCAGGTTCTGCTGCTCGACGTTGTTGTAAGTCGTTTGCGATTCCAGCTGCACCAGGGCGGGCGGAACGCTGAAAATGCGGCAAATTTCCTCCGATTGAAACTTGCGGGTTTCGATGAACTGGGCCTCGTCGGGCGTAATGGACACGCGGCTGTACTTGAAGCCGAACGGGAGCAGCTTGGTGCCGCCTTGCGTGTTGGCTTTGTTCCAAGACTGCTGAATGACGTCCATCTGCTCCTTTTTCAGGGGCTGATCGCTGGACAAAATGCCCGTCATTTGACCGCCTGAACCGAAATACTCGCTGCCGAACTCCTGCGCCGAACGTGCCAAACCGAGGTTCTCCCGGTGAAGCGCGATGGGCGATTTGCGGTGCATGTTGCAGATTTCGAGCATGTTTTCAGGCATCACAACGCCGTAATCACGGACAGCGTAGACGCGTTCGCCGTTGACCATCTTCACGTCTACGTCATTGTTCGCCACGATGTGCATGGCCGTGCCGTAGCCTCGGTTGTCGCGCTCAATGATGGCGTAACCCGTGCCTGAGAGCACTGCGTTGCTTACGATGGTCTCCCAAAACTCGTAGGCCGTTTGGTAGTCGTTTGGTTTGTGGCGGATGAGGTCGTAGGACGGGTGTGCGTTGGCTGGCAGCACGTCCGTGGCCTCCTGCACCATGACCTCAAGGCCGAGTGTGGCGATGGTAGAGGCGATTTTTGAGGTGCACGCGTAGACAGTGGACAAGCCAAGCGCGCTGTTTTCGTTGATGTACGAGCCGCTGATGGTCCGGCCATAGATGCCAAGATCATCGGCAAGCGTTGCGCTGTCGTATTTGCCCACGCGAGCACGGAAAAGCGCGCTTAATCTATCCCGGAGTGTAGCCATTGGCCGCAAATTACGAAGTATGGAAGAAACGGATTTTAGAGCGACACAATCTCAAAAAAGTCCTGTTCGGATGACGTTCGCCAATGCGCGTACTCGTTCATAGCAATGATGGACGCAATCACACCGTCCACTTTTTTGGCCTCGTTCCGCTCTTTCGTGATGCGTTTGTTTTCGTTTACGTCCGTGTAGACGACTGCCGAGGCCATCTGCCACCGGAGCACCTCATTGCCGCCGTGGATGATGTTGCCCTTCATCATCTGCATCTCAAATTCCTTCGTGGGGCCGTTCATCATGGTAATGTTTTGGGCCATTGGGCGCATGTCGATGCCGTTTTCGACCAATTCGGACACGAGGTACGTGCTGAATCGCGGGTCGTAGCCAATGGAGCTGATGTCGTACTGGGCGCACATCTCGATGATGTGGTCACGGACGTAGCGGAAGTCGGTCACGTTGCCGGGTGTAACAGTGATATGGCCCTCTTTTGCCCATCTCAGGTAGTCAATTCCCGCGCTGAGCTTCTTGGATTCGGCTTTTTCTTGGTTTACAAACTGATGCAGGACGAGGTAGAAGCAGTCCCGATCATCGTCCCGGAAAAGCATGCTAAAGGCGGTCAAATCCTGTGTCGAGGCGATGTCAAGGCCGCCAAAGCACGGCATCAGGTGCAGTTTGTCGAACGGAATGTCTTTTGCGCCCTTCATGAAGATGTCGTCGGGAATCCACGCGTGTTCCGCGCTCGTCCAAATGTTCAGATTGAGCCGCAAAAACGTGTTTAGGTAGCTCGGGATGGTCTGCGCTTTCTTCGATTCCTGCTCGAAATACTCCTTTTTGCAGATGGAGCCGTACCCAGGATTGGCTTTTTGCCACGTCGATTCGAGTCGCCAGTCGTCCGCCTCGTCGGCGTGGTAGAGCACCGGCAGAAACGTGTTATCGACGATGGTGCCGTTTTTGACCTGCTTGGCGTATTCGTGGACCTCAAAGCAGATGCTATTGCGGTCGTGGCCAGCTGTGGTCAGTGCGATGATCAGCGGCTGTGAGCGGGCACCCGTTGAGGTGACGAGTACATCCCACAAATCTCGGTTCGGCTGTGTGTGCAGCTCATCGAATATAACGGCGTGGCAGTTGAAGCCGTGCTTGGTGCTTGCTTCGGCGCTAATGGATTTGTAAAAGCTGGACTTGTACTCGATGCTTGACCGCAGAACCTTGCCACGTTCGCGGAGGTGACGGTTGTTGTGTACCATCTCCTGCGCGATGCTGAACACGATGTTGGCCTGAGCACGGTCTCCCGCAGCCGAAATAACCTCCGCCCCAGGTTCACCATCAGCAAAAAGCATGTAGAGAGCAATGGCTGCAGACAGGTTCGACTTGCCATTCTTACGAGGAATCTCGACGTAGCACGTCCGATACTTCCGCCTGCCGTCGGGTTTTTTCCATCCGAAAAGTGGGCGGATGATGTCGTCCTTCTGCCAGCCTTCGAGAATGAACGGCTTGCCGCCGAGGTCGCCTTTGACGTGAGTACAGAAACGCTCGATGAAATCAACTGCGCGATCTGCCGCCGTCTCGTCGAACCAGTAGCCATCATCCGAAGAACCCCTCGACATCTTCTTCGGCTTCGTTCGCACTGCTCAGCTTCATCTCCAACCGAGCGACCAACGCCTGCTTCCGCATTCGCGCCTCCTTCAGCTGCTGCCATTCCGGACGGGCGCGGCTGTACACATCGCCGCTCTTACCGGTGACTTGGTAGCAGGTGCCGTGCTCGTTGCAGTAGTCTTGGAGCGTCTCCTCCTCCACCTCCACGCAAGCTAATGTTCGGAGCAACGACTCCATGCCGGGCGTGAGGTCGATGACTCGGCCGTATGCGGCCTGCAATTCCGTGAATCTCGTGACTTGTTCCGTTGTCATGAGCCGAAAGTTAGCGCCAATCGGCTCATGTTCGGCGACCCCTTTTGGTTTCAACTGCTTGCATATTGATG